GACAATAAAAACGGTAAGATAATTGTTGAGAGTACACACGATAATCAGAGATACCTAGACCGGGTTGAGGATATACGCAAATCAGGTGCTGGTATGACTGGAGAAAATCGTTTTGTTGGTTCTATCCCTATACACATATTAAAAGAGTGGTGTAAGGAAGCTGGAATTAAATGGGGTGATTTAGAGGCACGTAAAGAGATTGTAAGAAAAAAATTACTTAGTGGAGATTTTGACAAGCTAAGAGTATGGAAAGGAACATTTTAATTTAACGGAGTAAACGCATGGCAGATACAACTACTACTACTTTCTCCCTTGTAAAACCTGAAGTTGGTGCTTCTGCGGATACTTGGGGAACTAAACTAAATACTGATTTAGATACAATTGATGATTTACTGGATGGCACTACCGCAATTAAACCTAACCTGACTGCAAGTCAATGGAAGGTTGGTGGAACAGCAGTTACATCAACAGCTGCAGAGCTTAATGCTCTAGATGGCATACCAGCAACATTAACAGCAACCGAAATTGGATACATGGATGGCGTAACAAGTGCAGTTCAGACTCAGCTTGGCGTTATCACAGCAGATGATTGGGTAACAAATGCTCGTATGGCAGTAAACTCAATCGACTCTGACCAATATGTTGATGGAAGTATTGACGAAGTACATTTATCAGACAATTCTGTAGATAGTCGAGCATATGTGGATGCAAGTATTGACTTAGCTCATATGTCTAGTGAATCAGTAGACGAAGATAATCTTTATATATCAAATGCTGGTACTAATGGTTTTTTCTTGCAGAAACAAAGTGGAAACAACGGTGGCTTAACTTGGGCAGAAGTACCTGAAGGAGAAGATTACATACCTAATGGTTCTGTTATGGTGTTCTTTCAATCAGCAGCACCGACAGGTTGGACTAAAGTTACAACACAGAATGATAAGACATTAAGGGTAGTATCAGGAACTGGTGGTGGTACAGGTGGTGACTGGGCAATGTCTGCTGGTGAAACAACATCTGAAGTTGGCGCTCACACGCATACTTCTGCGGCTCACACGCACACAGGTGCTTCACATACTCACGGTACTTCAGCAATGACACTAGCAACTTCTCAAATTCCATCTCACAATCATGGTAGTGTTGTTACTAGTAATTCTATGGCGCAATCTGGTGCTTATGCTGGTGGTTATGGTCAAAAAGTCTCAGCTGTATCCTATAGCTCTCCTAATGCAGGTGGCGGTGGTTCGCATACTCATGGAAATACAGGCGCTACAACTCCGGGTGCTGGTGGTTCAACAACTCCGGGTGCAACTGGCTCGGCAAACGCTCACACACATACAATACAAGCACCACAGTATATTGATGTTATAATTTGTAGTAAAGATGCATAAAGGAGAAGAAAAATGACAACATTAACAATAATTAAAGACGATAGTTTTGTAAAAGTAGATGGCGTTGGACTAGAGTCAATAGACTGTTCAAGTCTTGCTACTAACATACACGCTATACAATTTGATGGAACAAATGGGCATGTGGAATACAATGATGGTACAAGTAACTTAGCTATTACTGCCATTAGTGATTACTCAGCTATTACAGACCTATGGACATCTGCTAAAGCTACTCACGATACAGCAGTATCTGATGCAGAAACAGCAGCTTCTGAGGCAGCAACAGCACAAACAACTTTAGAAGCAACATATGGATACAAACGACAAAATGATGCGACTACTAGATATGCTGAAATAGAAGAACAATTAGACCAGCAGTATCACGATTCTGTAAATGGCACAACTACTTGGAAAGATGCTATAGCGACAGTCAAGGCAGCACATCCAAAGCCTTAAACGTATGAAGTAATAAATTAACCTAGGAGGAGGTTTTTTATGGCTAAAGGTAAAAAAGAACTAAAAGTTGAATACACCTGCCCACTTGGTAGCGAGTGCGAAGAAATACGAGACAACAAAATGTTTCGGTGTATGTGGTACACCATGATTGCTGGTACTGACCCTAACACAGGGAAACTTGTTGATGAGTGGACTTGTGCTATTACGTGGATGCCTACCCTACAAATTGAAATGGCTAATACCAATAGAGGTCAGACTGCGGCTATGGAGTCTTGGCGTAATGAAACAGTTAAAGGACAAAAAGAATTTAACTCTTTAATTGGCAATGAAGTTAAGAAGAAACTGAAATGAGCATTGTTAAACATAAGTATTTATAATTATGAAAATACATAAAAATACTTTAGAGAATTTTGGTTATGTTTACATTGAAGATGTATATACAGAAGATGAACTTACAGATATAACTAAAGAAATAGAAAGTCTAACTTGGATGATGGACAATGTTCCTGACATACAAAAAATTAGAGATGTTGAATCAGCACGTTATGATGATGGCAAACCTAAAATGACAGGCAATGGTGTCAAGGTTGATTACATTTACCAAGATAGAGCTTGTTCACCAATATTAAAACACAACAGAAAACTTGTTTTAGGTAAGGTAGCAGATGAAATGGCTTTAACACATCCTGCAAATGTGGCTGTTTATCAAACCAAGTTTGATTTTACTTGTTTAAATAAATACAAAAATGGAGATAAGTATGCACCACATCCAGACACAGCCTCTTTTACTGCTATAACTTTTTTAAGTTTAAATGATGAAGAAATGGTTGGTGGCGATTTTGTTTTTAGCGATTATGACATTACTTTAAAATTTAAAAATAATACTGCTGTGTTTTTTCCTTCTTGGGTTATGCACCATTGCACCAAACTTGAGTCACAAAATTCTGTCAGATACTCAATAGCACAGTTTTCTTACATAAGTTATGGATATTAATAAAAAGATTAACAACACTATAGCATTTGGCATAGTAGCTTGTTTTCTTATATTGTCTTTTTCAGCTATGGCAGATGAAAGCACCATCAACCAAAACACAACGTCTACAGTAACAAGCAATGGCGTAAACGAGACCACAGTAAAATCTGCACCTCCAAGCGCCATATCTCCGAATGTAGGAGGAAGCAACTCAGACCTATGTACTATCTCATCTAGTGGTGCTTTAGGCACTCAAATCTTATCCTTGAGCCTAGGAGCTACATATACAGAGGCAAATTGTTTGCTGTTAAAGAAGGCAAGAATGCTTTATTCGGCTGGTATGAAGGTGGCTAGTGTATCTTTGCTTTGTCAAGACCCAGCAATATTTGAAGCTATGAAAATGGCTGGAACGAGCTGCCCATACGAAGGCTTAATTGGCGATGCCGCAGCTAGAGCTTGGGAAGTACATACAGATAAAATACCATTACCAAAGGAACAAAATGAAGCAACTACTGCTGAAAAAAGGGATAGTGCCATTAAGATTATGGGCGCTGTTGCTTCTGCTTTCCTATTCTTTTAGTACATTTGCCTACACATTTGGTTACACGCCTAACGCAGCGTTAAATGGCTTAGAGTGGTCAATGAACCCAACCTATATTGGCACTAATGCTGTTGGTGGTATGGAAATATCAGGAGTCATTTACAAGTACACACCAATTAAAAACAAAGCAGATGATTACGTTGTCACACTAGAGAATGACAAGGTAGGTGGTGGCTACGTGTTTCAAGATAAACAAGATTGGTCACAGCGAGAAGGCGGTTTAGAAGTAAGAAGAACAATAGCATTACCTTATACACCGATTGCAGTTTTTGGTGATGGCAGACTCAAGCAAGAAGGAACAGGTAGCATTGAAGGTGCAGACGTTAAATACATCTACCGATTTGATAATTGTTTTGACCCACAAAGCGACCCTAACTGTCCGGGTTATGTCAAACCTAAACCGCCGCCAGTACCTAAAATACCTGATTATGATGCATTAGAAGATGATGCAGTCAAATTGGCACAAGAAGAAACAGATAGAGATTTATCTGAAGAAGACCAAGCTAATGATAAAGATGAGGATGAGGAAGATAAAGATTCATTAGAGTTTATGTTGGCTGACACTACTAACGCTTTGACTATAGCTAATGAAGTATCACAGTCTATACTTATGGAAGCTATTAATAAAGCTACTAATCTTAACAATTATTATGTCGCTGTAATACCTGACAGTTACTACCAAGATTCTATTACTTTACAAGGTGGTACTATAGTGGATAATAGAAAAGCATTAAGGAGCTTGGGGCAAGATAATTTAATGAATGAAATGATAGAGGAGCAATACAAATGAAAAAACTATTAATAACACTTAGCTTAATACTTAGTGCAAGTCCAATTATGGCAGCAGATATTAATGGCACAGTAGAATCACGATGCACTATAGCAACTACTACACCGGGTGCTTATGGAAACCCAAACGCTTATACCCTGACTACTGACCCATCTAGCGCGGGAAGCGTACCTGTAATTCGTTTTGATACAACTTTAGCATCAGCGTACCTCGCTCAAGTGACGTATCCTACTAGCTTTAGTTCAAGTCCATCATTGTCAGACAATGTAACGTGGACTGGTGCTGTAACTGTAAATGCTACAGGAGATGCTGGTATGTCAGGATATCAGGATGCAAGTACCTCAACTGGGGCAATGCGGTCTTACCCACTTACTGTGGCTGGTAGTGTGTGGTTACAATCAACGTCAATAGCTACTTATGGTGGTAACAGAGCTTTTCCGGGCGGTGCATATAAAGCAGTAGTTTTAGCTGAATGCGTTGCTCAATAGTATTATGTTTATTACTGTTTAATTACGCAGTACATAGTCATGAGCAAACACCAACTTATCCTAAGTGGACAGTTAGTGGTGTAGAAGGAATTAAGAAGACAAACATTAGGTTATGGAACTCAAGACCTAATGTAGAGTATTACGAGATAGGAGTGTTTAAAGAAGACTTAGAAACACCAATACCTTTTGTTACAGCTTACAAAATTGTACCTTTAGGATATTTAAAAGAAGTAAAGTTTGATGTTTACATCAGAGAAAGTAACATTAAGGATGCTAAGTACGTTTGTTCATTGTCTAAATTAAGGAGTAATGATATGAGTAAGACCTTGGTAGCTACTAGAATATGCTCAAAATTTCAATAAAGTGGTTGCTGTTAGTTATGTTAAGTACACAAACAATGGCTAACAGTACCTCACTAAATCTACAATTACCTAGTAGTGGTTCTAGTTTTGGCGTTGACAGTATTAAAGCTGGTGACTTAGACTGCTCCAATTCTATTGGCGGTTCAACAAATTTTGAATTAGGCTTAACTGGAATAATTAATAATGCTACTTCTTTGTTTAGTACAGAAGACAAAAACAATCCACAGACCAAAGATTTAGGCTTATATGCTAGGTTAATAATCCCTTTAGATGCACCAAAAGAACGAATTAATTGTAATACGCTTTATCAACTTGAACTGCAAAGACGTAGGCTAGAAGTTGAAAAGTTGCGCCAAGAAATAGAACTGTTAAAATCTATGCAACAGGGAGATGGATTTGACAACTGATTTAGGTGACAAGGTAGCAGAGATAGAAGGCTTAGTCGATAAGAGGATTAAGATTGGTAGCCTTAGATTTACTTATACTCAGCTAGTAGGAGCGTTTGCATTGCTTGGTAGTATTCTTGGTTCGCTTTATGGTGCGTTCTTAATGTATCAAAAAGTAGAAGGAATCGCAAATTTGGACTTAGGAGCAATACAATCAGCTATGGAAACAACTTCTGCTGACGTTCTTCGGGTAGAAGAAGTAGCTAAAGAGATTAAGGTGGAGCTGAAGGAAGACCTTGCAAGACTACGTACAGCACAATATAATCTTGAAAACAGGATTGATTCTAAGCTTCAGTCTATTGATGTTCGTATCACTAACATGGATAATAAACTGGATAAATTTGACATAGAATTAGATGCCACAGAAGAAAAACTAATGAAACGCATACAGCAGTCATTAGACAATCCATTAAACAACTGATAACATAGGAAGTATTATGCCAAAGAAACGTAAATTACCACCAAGACCTAAGAGGTATTAATGACTCAGCAACAGAGGATGCAGATGCAACTGGATAAACAAGATGGGCAGATTAACGACTTATTTAAGTCAGTCCGAGAGATTAAGAACATGAACCTAAGTAACAAGGCAATGTTTAAAGGCTTACTTATTGGTTTTGGTTTGATGGCGGCAACTGAAGTCGGTGTCTTTGAATTACTTATGAAACTTATATGATTAGTTTTCTAGCAAACATAGCTCCAATAGCACTCGGCTTTCTTGGTAAGTTATTTGCTCTAAAGAGTCAAGCTGCTCAAGAACAACAGAAGCTGATGATAGAGAACATGACCGCAAGGAACGACTCTATTAATCAAGCTAGAGCTTTTGCAGACAAGGAATCTCCTATGGCTGCATGGAATCGCAGGATAATTATCTTAGTGATACTTGCATTAGTCATCTTTACGCAGGTAGCACCTGTAGTCTTTAACACCGAAATGGTAATCCCAACAACTAAAGAAGGCTTTAATCTTTTAGGCTTCTTACAGATTACGCCTGACGTTGTAGAATACGTAACAATACAGGCTGGGTCAGTAGTAAAAATGGATGAGCTTTTTGGTTGGGCGACCATGATAATAGAGTTCTATTTTGGAGCTCAATTGGCGAAGGGTAAATAAAAGGAGAAGGTATGGCAGTAAAAATTCAGTATCACGATATGCCACATATGAAACCAGTACCGATGGAAACAAAAAGTAAAGGTTTGTTAGGTGGTGTATGGCTATGGATAGCAACAAGTAGAAAATGGGAGATTGTCTCAGATTGGAAATTTCACATTACCCATGATGGTAACACACATCCAACTTATTATACAATTCCAAAAGGATTTATTTTTGATGGTGCTAGTGTGCCAAAGTTTGCAAGGTCATGGCTTTCACCTATGGGAGTTCTCTTGAGTGGTGGTCTCGTCCACGACTATGTGTATAAATTTGAAGTTCTCAAGTTAGGTGGCAAGAAGGGTGCTACAGAAAAGAAGTCTCAAAAATGGGCAGATGAGCTCTTTAGAGATATATGTATAGATGTAAATGGATTTAAAGTAATTAATTACCTAGCATACTACGCATTAAGACTAGGTGGTTTCATGGCTTGGAATGGTCATAGGAAAAGAAACATAAAATGGGATGCTTAAAATAAAGGAATAAATTCTACTCCTTGGTTTATTAGTTTCTCTACATCGTTAGCTTGACGTTGGTAAGACTTCGCTAATTCAGTTTGGTCGTTAAAGTCCGATTCATACTGAAGGTCACGAAGTCTTTTTAGTTCAACAAAGCTATCTACTAAATGTTCCATCTAATTAAATAGAATTATTTGTTTAGGTATTTTTTAACAATTAACTCTGCACCTCTAACTTCGAGCCAAGCATTCTCTGCACTATGTGGTCTCTTGTTAGGATACTTCTTGTAAGCCATCAAGTGACCAATAGAGTGATTTAAGTTTTGCCATCCTCTGTTAGGGTTGATTGTAAAATAATATTGATTGTAGCTCTTATGTTTTTTCCAATTATGAGTTCTACCTGATACTTCAATAAATTCATGTGGAAACTTAGTTCCCATAACCTCTTTCCATATCTGCCTGATAAATCTTTTGGCTAATGGATAAGGTGAAGGGTTTTTACCAAATCCATCACGACCAACTGTAGCTGTTCCTGTTGAGTCTTTCCATATCGCGTAGACTTTACCATAGACCTCTCTAGCCTCTGCACTTATCTTGCTCATGCATTCCTCCATAAAGATGTTTGGATATTTTTAGGGGCATTCGATTTTCTGCCATACCAAATCTTAGCCATCAACTTCATTTGTCTATAAAGTTTATTGTCAAGTTTAGGAACATGGTCAAAATTCTTAGCTTCCTTGTTAGAGACTTTCTCAACTTGGACTGGGTATTCCATGAAGACAACCTGAGTCCATTTGCGACCCTCATTAATAACTAAAGCCATGCGATGTTGTTGTCTACCATTTTTTCGCATGAAGTGTGTGTTTACTGCTTTCAATTCTATCTCCTATTTAGTTAAAACACAGTCATTTTGTTTCAATGACGAAGTCATTATACCATACTTGATACTAAAAGTCAAGTCTAATTAATTAAATAGTTTTAGAAATTGAAGACAGATTGGGTTTCTACGTACCCTGAAGCATCATATTTCTTAGATTCTCCCTTTGGATATGTTTCAGTTTTATATTTTAAAAGTTTTGTTAATTTTCTTTTTTGTAATTTTGAACCTGTAAAAAAAATGTATCTATGTTTTCTATCTCGCTCTCTGTGATAAAAATCATCTCCGTATTTTTCTTCCATACTTTCTAGGGTCATGCCTTCAGATAATGTTTTTGAATGCATATGCTCTAAACCTTTAACTGCCCAATCAACCCTAGAAGCTGATAAGCCTGTATAAAGAAAATTAGTAGCTTGATAGATGTAACCTACATGACCTTGCTTAGTGTCAGCATAACTTACTACAATAGAAGGTTTTGGCAATAATTTTAAAGATTGACTTACTAAAAATGATGCACTATTAGGTTTGTCAGTTTCTAAAATTAATCTGTTTAATTCAACAACTTTGCTTTTGTGTTCTTCTCCGCATACACCAACACACAATGATGGACTAGGTGGTGAACCAAATGTGCAAATACCGACTAAAGAATTATCGTCATATAGTCCAAACGCATACGATATAGAAGGCATACGCTTGGCATAATGTTTGTTTAAAAGCCACGTCTTTGTTTCATAATTTTGTATAGGTCGTACAATCATATGTGCTTCAAAGCTAATTCTAACATTTCTTGGTCTTTTAATTTTTCTCGTAATTCCTTATCCTTCTGAGAGCCTCTTGCTACTCCACCTTGACCTTCTACATAAGGTTTAAAAACTTTTTTAGGGTCTGTGCTTCTTTTTAATCTATTATTTGCCGCCGAGTTAGTAACACCAAGTAGTTCTGCTAATTGTTTAGACGTAACCTTCTGACCATCATCTAAGATGTAGGTAATTGTTCTCCGCTTTCCCATTAGAGAATATATTGTTCGTACTGATGAAACCACAATGCAATATAAACTACTGCACTAACTTCAATAATAAACCCAACTGAATAAAAAAATATTAACCATGACCATATCTTTCTCATTGTTTTCTCCTGTCTATTTCAACCAATCCAGTAAACAAAGCATTACGAGTTTTAGTGTACACCTCAAGTCGTTTAGCTAATTGCTTAGATTCGTCATCACCTTTAAGTAATACACTAAGAATGTCCATAGCTCTCTCGCCTTTGCTTTCTTTATCAGCAAACATCATAAGGTCTGTGTCAGTTATTTTTTTCATCAGGCATACCTAGTGTCATAAGAAGCAAGACCAATCCCATGGAAACTAAACAAGCTCCAAGTAAAACAAGAATTGGAACTGTAGTCTCAAGCAAGAATGTCATAATTTTCCTCAATGATTCGAGCAAGTGACTTTCTTTTATCAACTTCAACACCTCTTGGTCTTAATGAGCGCTCTAGTGATTTTTTTGTAAAGTTTTCTTTAATAAACTCTACGTTTAATTGTTTACTCCAAAATGGTTTGAATTTGTTACTCATATTATTTCTCCTTATCTATATCCTTCTGAGTTAAAAAACCATCACATGCAGTCATGGTCTCGCTAGAACAGATTAATCGTGTATCACCTATAACATCAGGTGGTATTAACAACGAATCATGTTTGTCTTGCAATACACTACATCCTGTAACTAAAAATGCTAATGCAATTATTTTAAAATGGGATGTCATCATCAAACTCCTCGTCCATTGCTACTGGTGTTATGACCTCATGTGGTTTAGGCTCACCAAGCTCACCAATTTCCATTTCATCCTTAGCTTCCCCCTTGCTGTCTAATAATTGAAGGGTAGAATTGAATCCTGAGAGCTTGACTTCAGTCACATATTTTTTTTGACCAGTATTATCTTCGTAACTACGATGTGTCAGTTGCCCTTCAATATATAGCTTACTGCCTTTGCGAATCTGTAATTTTTGACAGATGTCAGCTAATTTGCCAAAAATAACAACTCTATGGTATTCAGCCTTAGATTTTTTTTCACCAGTTTGTTTGTCTGTCCAATTTTCATTTGTTGCTAAATTAAGCAGAGCTATTGGTGTACTTGCATGTTTGTACTCGACATCTTTGGTCAGATTGCCGATTAAAATAACCTTGTTGATGGACATTTTTTCTCCTTATATTAAATTAGGTGACTGCTTAGGGCAGTCAATCCAGTAGCTTTTGTCTTTAACTTACGAGGATAGGACTCCCCGACTTCAGCGTAGGTGCTACTATACCTCTGAGTTCTTTTCAGCAAAAGCTTTCGCATGTGCTATGTTACTAGATAATTTTTCAGCAGACTTTTCTTGACGTGCTTTAGTCATACCTTGCTGACGTTCAATAAGAAAAGATTTTTGTATGTCAGACAACGTAGCATTAACTGCTGAACGTAATGGGTCATTGCCCCTCATATCCTTCTGACACTCAGAAATTTGTTCTTCATTTTCTTCGTCTATAGCCATCTGAAAGGATGTTGATATATAGGCAACTGCAACATCAAACGTTGCTTTGTGTACTCCGATGTTAGATTGCTGTAACTTAGCGTTTTCAATTTCTTCAAAACTTGCCAAGCTTCCATCGGGAGAATAGCCTAAAAACGCAAGGCTACGACCCACAGCACTAGTCTCACATGCCTCATAATGCGAAGTGTTATTAATGTTACTAGACCCTTCAAGCTCGTGAGCATGTCCAGTACCTCTGATAAGACCATCAACAACTGCATGTGCTTTAAAAATTACATGACCTTGCTCGTCTTTAACTATCTCAGTAAGTATTTGTCCATTCTCGTACCTTGCACAAAAAGCCTTAACCCTCTCATGCACCATTGCATAGTCTGCGCCACCTTGTACCTTAGTTGTTTTGACTGTTGTCATTATTCTTCTCCTTTCCATAAATCATCTCTTTTGGCAACTGGAACGCCATACCCTTTGTAATGATACCTAGCAACGTATCTATCATCACCTCTCCTGTTTTTTACTTTGACAGGATATTCAGTATTAAAAATATGACCCTTGTCTTTCATAATAAAAATAGTTGATGCTAATCGTGTATCACCTATATGTTCAATCGCTTCTAAAGATGTAATACTGCCTTTAGTACGTACATAGGCTAAAACTTCAGTTTGGTTACTCATTATCGCTCTCCTTAGTTGGTGGTTCTTGGTTGTCTAATTCAGCAAGATGTTCCTCTGAATTAATTTCATCAAAATAGTAATCTGAAATGCTCATACGAATAGCTCCTTATAGTTATATCCAAGTGCATCATCTAAAAAATCTGTTATCTGCTCTGAGAAGTCGTATTCAATGTTTTCTTCATAGACCTGATATTTGCCTTCAATAATTACAGAATAGTCGTAGAATCGCAATTTTGCTATCTTCCTGATAGCAGTATAAAGCTCAGTAATGTTACGTTGCTCAACAGAATTGTCAGCTTCAGTTATTAAATGCTCAACTTGGATAGTTAACTGACCTACCATGTCAATGCATTCTTCAAGAGCATCATCTTTATGGCGATTGTATTGAGTCTCGTAAGCATCACCACGTTTAAAGTCTTCATTAGTTTCCATTTATTCTCCTATTTTGTTAAGTGATTAATTCAATCACGATGTGATTATACAACATTCGATATGATTTGTCAACCCCTAAATACAATTTCGTCTACTTGATTACGCTTACAATATTGATGTATATCCCAAGATATAAAGTTTTTAAGACGTAGAGTATCTAAAGCAACATCATCAATATCATTACGTACAACTAAATCTTTAGACTGTAAACTAAGATATTGAGCGTTAGGAAACTTTACTAAGTCTCTACGAGTCTCGTCATCAATTGAAATAGCAACTCTTGTCCACTTAGCCTTGACCCATGTTGAAAAAATCTCAACGTCTTCCTCACCATCAAATTTAACAGGTTGTATTGAGTCTTCTAATGAAACGCCAAACTCTCCATCTTCTAATGCTTTAACTGTAGTCATAATGCCCCCTTATTTAATTTTAAAAAAAGTCTTACCAACAGTATCTAGAGCATCAGTAATGTTGTGTACTGTAGTCTCAAGTTTTTTGATGCCTGTGATAAGCCTATGAATTTTTCTTTCTTGGGCATCAATAGTTTCTTGTTGGCGTTGAATAACAGCGTGTACACTACCTAGAGGAAAATGTTTATCATCTGCTGAGGCTATGATGTTGTCATCACTAACTGATTCAATACCCCATTCATTTCTGATGTCAAATGCTCTCTCAAGTCTTTCGTCCATATCACTTATGTCATATGAATCTATTCTGATATCTATACTCATTTAAATCTCCTATTTGTTAAATTAAATAAAAATTACCAAGCTGTGTCTAACCATTGTGATGCAGGAATCGTAGCATGTCGTACAACTGCATCTAAACGTAACTGCACATGTAAACACCTGTCATCAATCATGCATCCAACTGCATCAGTAGAATTGTGATTAGTTAAAGCATTGTGTTTGTTTAAAAAGTTTAAGTGCCTAAAAGCCAATCCATGCTCTTTTAAAATAGCACGTACACCTAAATCAGGTCGACTGTCATCCATTTGACCTAAACAAAACCTTGCTACATCTTTTGGTTTGTCACCACGTGCATCCCATACTGAATTATCTAAACAGATTAAGTCAGCAGTAGTAATTAAATGGTCAATGATGCCACTCAAGTTGTTATCTAAATTTGTCATAAAATCTCCTATAAGTTAAAAGTTCATCTCAATAACAAGGTTATTATACCACCATTGAGACAGAATGTCAAGCTTTATTTAATTAAACAGACAAAAAAAACCCTCGGTGAATAAAGCCGAGGGGAAACGTTACTTACGTTTATTGGAGATGTTATGCTACAAGTAACTCATTAAGCATAGGGATAACTTTTCTTACCTTAGCCTCACGATTGTATATTGTAGCAACTTTATTCGCTTCATTCTTAAATTTCGCATGACTAGACCAATCAGTTAAAGTATTAAAGACTGCCCAAAGGTTCTTACCCATTTCGTCAACATACTTTAAGTAAGTTTCCTCAAGTAAAACCTCAAGTCTGTCACTCTTACCTGAAACTTTTTGAAAGATTGCAGTAGCCTGTGCATTAGTAACTGGAGACTGTGGGTATTTTTTCCAAAGCTCAGTATTTTTTGTATAGACTATAAGAGCAGTTTCAAGTTTAGCTACAGCAACGTCAATATCTAAGCTCCTTGTGTGTTTAGCACTATACTCAGAGAATGCATCAGCAATTACTTGACCGTTCATACAAGCCAATCTAACAGCTCCTACCATAGACATAAACTTCCAAGAACCATCGTAAGAGTTAAGAACCATAATTTTAAGGTCAACAAAGTCACCTGTTGCAATCTCAATCCTGTGAGATGGGAAAGTATAAGTAACAATAGTTTTAGCACCGTAATGAGACTGTTGAATGTCTTTAGTCATGTCAGTCTTGTCTAAATCAGAAGCTAAGATAACTTCGTGAAACTGAGGCATGATGTCAGCATTCTGAACTAAGTTGTAGTTCTTACCTACTACTGCGATTGGTGAGCCTTCATCGTTGACAATAGCTTTGTGTGTACCAACAATTTTCTCATTCTCTATTAATTTGTTTGCAGACCAAATCTCATTTCTTGTAAATAAGTTTTGCTCATAAACTGTGTTATATTCATTTACTATTTCCATGTGTATCTCCTATAAGTTAAAGTGTGTAACCATTTCGATTACAGGGTAAGTATACCATCATTGATATGATTTGTCAAGCTTTATTTAATTAAATAGAATATCAGGCATAAAAAAAGGAGGCTGTTAACCTCCCTTGTGTTTTTTTAAATTGCTACTTTATAATTTTAAACCCCTTGCTTTTAAGAACAGCCATTGGTGTCATACCTGTTTGAAGGTAACCTAAATATTCTGACACAGTAAAATTGTTTTTAAGAAAAGTAACAAAACGACCTTGTAAACTTCTGTTGTATTTGAATCGTGCTATAAAAGCATAACGGTCATTCCAATATTTTTCACCATTATCTAAATCATAATGTACCCAACCTGAATCAATATTAAATTGGTCTCTGTTAAAGTTTCCGTAAGATTTATTCATTGTATCTCCTATAAGTTAAAGTTGGTAATTCATCTCAATTACGGGGTAATTATACACCATTTGAGGTCGTTTGTCAAGCTTTATTTAATTAAACAGACAAAATAAATTAAAATAGGTTGACCTACATTTAATTGGAGGGTATGATTTGTGTTCTTGGTTTAGAGTTATTTAAGAGATTAGATAGCAAAAATCCCTAGAGTGGTTGAAGCTCTAAGGATTTTCTAAACTGGTGTTTGCCCCACCGTTCTATGAAAGATTATACC